TCAGTGGCACCCGCACAACCTCTTTGTTGGTCCAGTTGCCTGCCGTGACGCAGGTGTACTACATGTTGAACGACACCAACCAGAGTGGCTACAACATGACGTTCCAAGTGCAGGGTAGCTCACAAACGCCCTACTCACTGCCAACGGGCCGTCAGGCTATCATCTTGAGCGACGGTAACAACCTGTACCCCATGCTCGAGGCCAGCGTGGGCCAGTACTTGGCCAACCGCGGCACCGCCGCGTCACCCGCGTTCACGTTCACTCTGGACCCTGTGACTGGCATGTACTCACCCAACAACAGCCAGTTGGGCTTCTCTGTGGCAGGCACTAACATTGCCACCATGGACGGCACAGCAGGCCTTGGAAACTTTGTAACCACCTTTGTAGGACGCCTGAACGCCACCGTTATTTCAGGGGGCGCGTTCTAATGGCCCAAGAACCATCCAGAATCTTTACGCTGTTTGTCAAGCCCGGTATTAAACGGGACGGCACTCGCTTTGAGGCTGATGAATATGGTGACGGCAAGTGGGCAAGGTTCCAGCGCGGTAAGGCCAAAAAGATGGGCGGCTACCGTCAGATGTTTGCGTCCCCCACTGGTATCCCCCGTGGCATGATCACAAACTCCCTAAACGGCGTTAACTACATCTACGCGGGCAACTACAAGGGTGTTGAGGTGTTCAACACCGGCACCGACCAAGGCGTGGGTGTGGGCCCGTTCAACATTGAGTTCAACAAAACATACGTTGTTGTTCAGGTCAACATTTCACCCCAAACAATTCACGTCAAGGGTAACGTTGTTGCGTTGTTCCCTAACGGCACAACGTTCTGGGCGTACAACACGTCAGGCATTCGTACAAACTACACGACCAACACAACGCCGACGTACAACACCCCCGGCAACTACACAGAGCTTCACCTAGCATCCATCACAGGGATGCCAACCACTGTGCCGTTTGAGATCTATAAACCAAACGGTTTCACAGCAAGCGACCAGCACCTCTGGCAGTTTGACATCGCGTATGACTCCACTGGTTCAGGCAACTCCAAGTTGCTGGCGCACCCCGGGCACAACCTAGATAACATTGACTCTGGTGTCAACACGTCGTTGTTTGCGGGTAACTTCTTACCAGACCCCACAACGGGGCTGTACGTGTTAACCGAGGTGGTTGATTCCACTGGCACAACGCCAACGTACCTGCCAATCGACGCAAGTGGTGGCGTGGTCGTACTGCACCCTTTTGTGTTCGTGTACGGCAACTACGGCCTGTTACGCAACAACAACGTAATATTTAACTCGCCTACAGCCAACGTGCAGACCTTCAGCGACTGGAACGGCACGCTGGCCAACGAGGTTAACGTTGCCGCTGGTAAGATCGTCAAGGGCTTCCCAGTGCGCGGCGGTACCTCCTCACCCTCTGGTCTCTTCTGGGCGACAGACTCTTTGGTGCGCGTGTCCTTCACGGCCACAACGCCGTACTACTGGCGCTACGACATTATTACTAACCAGATCTCCATCATGTCTTCTAGCTCCGTTGTGGAGATGGACGGCGTGTATTTCTGGATGGGCATCGACCGCTTCTACGCGTACAACGGTGTGGTTAAAGTTTTGCCAAACGACAAGAACGTCAACTACCTGTTTGACAACATTAACTTTAGTGCGCGTCAAAAGGTGTGGGCAACCAAGGTTCCTCGCTACAACGAGATCTGGTTCTTCTACCCACGCGGCACGTCAACAGAGTGCAACGACGCGATTATCTACAACACCAAGGACGAGCTTTGGTACGACGCTGGCCAAGCTGAAGGCGCTCGCCGCTCGTGTGGCTACATGACCGAGGTGTTCCCCCGCCCAGTTTGGTGCGGCTGGGAGTTTAACGGCCGCATTGGAACCACGTACAACGTCTTGTACGGCCCTAATCGCGTCACGTCTCCGGTCACCACGGCGTACCAGATCGTGGCTTCTGGTGACCTCACAACCAACCCCGCGGGCTCCTACATGGTGTTCAACGAGGGCAGTGAGCCAACGTTTGCAAGCATCAACCAAATTACCGCGGCGGTGTTCACTAACACGTCAACTGGCGGGTACACCACAATCACCTTTGCTAACACAGTGCCCACCAGTGTGGTGACCAACAGCACCATGTCCCAAGCCACTGGCGGCTACGTGATCTGGGAGCAAGAGTTTGGCAAGAACAAGATCACAGACGTGCAGACGTACGCGATCGACTCGTTTGTTGAGACCTGCGACATCAGCTTTGTGGGCGGCACGCCTGCCTCTGACGAGGCAGTGGGTATCAACCGCCGCATGCACTTAACTCGCGTTGAGCCTGACCTCAAACAGGTGGGGGAGATGGACCTAATGGTTGTTGGCCGCCCGTTTGCCAACGGTAGCATTACCGAGCAAGGGCCCTATAACTTCCCTGACACCGCGGGCAAAATTGACCTGCGCGCAGAGCACAGGCTAATTAACCTGCGCTTTAGAAGCAACGTGGTGGACGGCGACTACGAGGCCGGCAGGATACTCATTACCGCCGAACTTGGCGACGAGCGTCCATAATGCAAATCGATTTCTTGCCAGCGTACAGCACATGGGCTGAGTGGAACGGCAACCTGATTCATTATTTTGATGAACAGCAGTTCCCCTATTTGCCAGAAACACAATGGCAAGAGGTAGCCCGCGCAGTAACAGTCAACCCTATATTTGACAAGTACGCAGTTGCGGCGCCTGAGGCGTTCCAAAGGTGGCAAGATTGGGCCATGTCTTTGACTGCCTCAGTCAACGGCAACGGGGCGTAAGCGCCTTAAATTGTGGGTAATTCTCTATAGGAATACCCAAACCAGTAAAGACCTATGGCCCTACCAACAAACACTTGGATGACACAAGAAGACAACGGCGGTTTGTCTTCTTTTGGGCCGTCTGCCGACACGACTACCGCAGTCACAGCAGACACAACAACGCCCAGCGCGTACACCAAACAGTACGCAGGCAAAGACTACACGCTTGACCCAACGGCCGTGACTGGTTTATACAACCAGATCGTTGGTCAGGGCACCATGGGCAAGTGGACTGGCGAAGGCTTTGGTTCAGCAGAAGCTAACGCAAAAGCAATTGCCGAAAATCTTGCCGCGTCAGGAGTTACTGATCTAAGCCAGATCGGTCAAAAGACAATCACCACACCCGAGTCTTCATACGAGACTGAGCAAGGCACACAATACACCCCCGAGAGCTCACAGACCGTTTTAATCAACACGGCAACGGGTCAGCCCCTTATCAGTGACTACGACCGTGCCTCAGGTAACGCGTTCTCTGGCACGTTTGCAGGTGAGGGTAACACAGCGTATCGTGTTGACATGTCAACGGGTAAACCCATCGTATACACCACCGGCGCATCTAGTAGCGACGTGGGTGACTTGCAAATGCTTTTGGCCGCCGCCTCGTTCGTTCCCGGCGTGGCCCCGTTTGCACAGGGTTTGAACGCCGCTATCTCTGCGGGCCAAGGCAACTATACTGGCGCTATTCTTGGCGCACTTGGTGCTGGTCAATCTGCCGGATTAACAGACATTGCAGGCATCCCAATCTCTGACGCCAAAAACATTGTTGGTGGCATCAACGCAATTGACAAAGGCAACCTTGCAGGCCTTGTTAACTCTGCGGCCGGTTACGCTGGTGCAAGCCTGCCTTCAGAAGTTAGGACAGGGTTGAATCTAGCCAACGCGGCTAATGCTTTTGCCAACAATGATTACGCTGGATTGGCAAATGCCGCGGCCTCTCTAACAGGTAGTGGCGATGCTAAATTGGCCGCATCGGCTTTGCGCATGACTGAAGCGTTTAATAAATTCAACGCTACGGGTGATCCTACCGCAATGATGAACGCCGCGCAGGCTTTCAACAACACAATTCAAACTGCCACTAAAGCGGGCAGGATCTCAACCAATATTTCTGATGCTGGAGATGTAAATTTACCTCAAGGCATTCAACTTGCAGGGTTGCGTTCGGACACAATGTCTGACGCGGGAAATGGATTCAACGTTGAGATTAGCGGCGCGCCCATTTTTGCAGAAAGCAAAAACGCAAGCTCTGTGAGCGCTCCCCTTGGCTATCGTTTGATGTCTTCCTCAGAGGCGGATGCTCGTCCAGAGGGTGCCTACTACGACATGACAGCAAACGCTTGGTTTGCTCCTGAAGACTTGAACGCGTCTATGATGAATCAATCTGACGCTGATTTGTTTAACCAATCTGCGGGCGACATTGGCAATGTAAAAATTGACAATAACGAAGATGAAAATGACACGGTAAAATACGTTTCCCCAAAAAACCTTGGCACATCAGGTGATGTGCCTGAATTGGTTGTTCAAAACAAAAAGACTACATCGGGCGATGTGCCTGAACTGGTTGTTCAAGACAAAAAGACTACATCGGGCGATGTGCCTGAACTGGTTATTCAAGACAAAAAGACTACATCGGGTGATGTGCCTGAACTGGTTATTCAAGACAAAAAGACTACATCGGGTGATGTGCCTGAACTGGTTATTCAAGACAAAAAGATTGTTGACGATGTTCCTGAACTGGTTATTCAAGATAAAAAGATTGTTGACGATGTTGTCACTCCTCCCGTTGTCAACCCCCCTGTGGTCATTCCCCCCGTGGTGAACCCGCCAGTTGTCACCCCTCCTGTGGTCACAACAGCCAAACCAGCGGCGCCTGAAAAACCATCCGCGCCACTGGCACAACCCAAACTGTCGTACAAAAAGACGTACGAAGAAACCCCTTTTCTTAACCCGTTGCTTTTCTCTTTGGCCGGCGTGCCTGTTCCCTCACAGGACAACAAAGAAAACATATTGACTTCTGACATTGAAGAAGAGAAAATCAAGAAGGAAGAAGAAGATAAACAAAAAGAGGCACCCGCTTTGGACTTACTTAGTTTTTTTAGTTTTGCCGAAGGCGGCATGGTGCCAGAGCACCCCATGGGTCAACCAGAGTTTTACTCTGAGGGTGGCGCAGGAACAACATACATCCAAGGTCGTGGTGACGGTACGTCAGACCAGATCCCCGCCATGGTGGCCAACAGTGAATATGTATTGCCCGCAGACATTGTGTCTGCTTTGGGTAACGGCTCCAGTGAGTCTGGTGCCAGTGTGCTTGACCAATTCATTGAAACAATTCGCGCACACAAACATTCAAACCCACCAAGCGAATTACCCCCAGAAAGCAAAGGCCCGCTAGAGTATCTGTCTAGCGTGCACATGAAAGGAAAAAGATAATGAGCGTCTTTGACACAAGCAAATCGACCACGACAACGCTACCGTCGTGGTTCACTTCGGCCCAAGAAAACATTGCCACCGCGGCCCCCACAGTTTATGGCGCGGCCACAGACCCAAGCAAGACCGTTGCTTCCGGTTTGATAAGCAACCTTAACAGTCAAACAGCCAACCCTTTCACGACGGCAATCAGCGGCCTGCAAACGGCCCAAAACGCTAACCTGACCCCGTTCCTGTCTACTGGCGCGCCTGATACATCTACACCCTTGGGTGCTCTGTTTGCGTCTCAAAACGCCAAGCTGGACCAGCTCCTACCACAGATCACGTCACAGGTTGGTGCTGGTGGAATTGGTACCGGCAACTATAACTCTTTGCGCGGCCAAACAGCAACTGAAACCGCGCGTGCTGGCGCGTTGACCTCGTTGAATGAACAACAAAACAAAGCGCTAATGGAAGCAATGGGTCAGTCCATTCAGGCCGGAAACGTTTTGGGCAACGTTGGCGCGCAGTACGGCACCACTGCACTAAATACAGCCACTCAAGAGATGATGGGCGGTCTGCCTGCGTTGTCTAAATACAGCGACATCATTAACGCGATGGGCCCCACCACAAACCGTACGGCTACTGAAGTTACTCAAGGAAGCGATTACGAGAACTTGTTAAAAGGATTGAACGCCGCATATTCGGGCGGCATGGCTTGGGATAAAATTAGCTCCGGTAACACAGGCCTCAAATGGTTGGATAAAATTTTGGGTACATCAGGCACGCAGTTTGTCGACGAATACGGCAACTTAACTGATGACAGAACCAACTACGAAGAAGATTAAGGAATACACAGATGGCTATTGACGAAAACGCAGGCGGCCTAGACGCTGTCGAGCCGCAAATTAAGGCGACGATGCCAAAGACTGGGGGCCTTGCGCTTGCTGGCCAGAAAGGCGTGTCCTTAAACCCCGCAGATAGCTCAGAAATCCGTGATCGCTTGATGCAAATGATCCAAGCACGTGAAGAGGCTAAGTCTGGTTGGGGTCCGATCATGGAGCGCGCCGCTGTGTCCGCCGGGGCTCCCGGCACATTCACACAGAACCTGCAGTCATACAACACAAACCAACGCAACAGAGACAAAGAACTCTTTGACATGCGCGTGGGTCTGGCACAGCTTAACACTGAAGAGGCCCGCATCAAGCAGGCTCAAGATCTTGCCGCGCAACAGAAGCAACAGTTTATGACAACGCTAGGTTTGGGAAATGCTCCCCAAGCAGGTGGTGCTCCCCAAGCAGGTGGTGCTCCTCAAGCAGGTGGTGCTCCTCAAGCAGGTGGTGCTCCTCAAGCAGGTGGTGCTCCTCAACCGCTTGATAACTTAACCACACAACAAAAACTTACGTTAGCTAATTTATATCAAACAAATCCCGTAGAGGCACAGAAGCAATTGCTTGCTTTGACCAAGCAAGATGATATAATGCGTCGTTTAAGAGCGGCTGGTGTTCAAGAAGGTTCACCAGCGTGGAATGCGGCTATATTCACCAACGTTGTTGGCGCTAGTGCGCTTAACCCTTATGATGTTCGTACCACTACAGGAGACGTACAACAAACGCCTCTTGGTGCGGCTGGCAATATTCTAAACCCCTCTGCGGCTCCTATAGCGGCGGTCTCTGCACCTGCAGGCGCTCCTACGGCTCCTGTAGCGGCGGCTTCTACGGCGCCTACGGCGCCTACGGCTCCTGCCCCTGCAGTTGCACGCGCGGTTCCTGCAACCCCTGCGGCACCTGTAGTGGGTGCAACAGGCGCCAATCCGTTTAACCCTTTATCTAAACAACATCAAGAAGAAGTACAAAAGAATCTTGAGGCGCAACGTAAGGTTGAAACAGAACGACAGATTGAAACCAACAAACAAGCTATTGCTGTGGCTTCTAAAGCGTCTGAAGAGTTGCAAGCCTCTGCTGATAGCGCGGACAACAACATCATTGTTGCAAACCGCATTTCACAAAACGTTCAAAAGGTTCCAGAGTTGGTTAACTTGCTGGGTCGTCCAACTGTACAATCTGCGCTACTCAACTTGTTAGACCAAGGAATTAAAACCCCCGGCGGTCAGCTTTCCGTTGGCGCAGTTAATGAGTTGGCAATTCAGCTTGACCCAAGCATCCGAAACATTAAGGATCCTAAAGTAAAAGAAGCACGTATGTCTGCGGCACAACAACTGGCGCGCGACTTTGCACAGCTTTCATTACAGGGTTCAAAGATGATTCAAGGTCAAGGCGCTGTGTCTGACAACGAACGTAACTTGATCAAACAAGCAGTTGGTGATCCATCTCGTTTGACAGCGCAGAACATTGTATTGGTTTCTAGGGCCGTTAAGTACGAGGCTATGAACGCCAAAGAGCGTAGAGATCTTTGGAACCAAATGGAATCAAAAGGAATGACGTACCAACAGTTCAGAAAATCTCCTGAAATGTTGGAGTTGAAGAAAGGCCAATACGATCGCATGACCAAAGTTCTTGGTTTGTCTAACGCCCCCGCGTTTAACCCTGCCTTGGAAACTTCCTAATCATGGAATGGGTTAATTCTTTAAACCCTCAACAGAAGGCTCTGGCGGATAAGGTTGTCAGGGCCGCTGAAAAATATGGTGTGGACCCCGCGTTTGCTTTGTCTACTGCAAAGGCAGAAAACGACGACTTCATGCACAGCGTTAAGAGAAAGTCTGGCAAGGGCGCAATTGGCCTTATGCAGATCATGCCTAACACAGCCAAAGGGTTAAAGATTGACCCCTACAACGTGGATCAAAACATTGATGGTGGTGTCAGGTATTTAAAAGAAAATCTTGACCGTTTTGGTGGTGACAAAATGCTTGCCTCTGTGGCATATAACTACGGGCCAAACAGCAACTTTTTCAAGACTGGATACTTGCCAGACGAAACACGTGGGTATATTCAAAGAATTACCAAGCACGGCGGCTATGGCGATGTGCCAGTGGACACAATGCCTGTACCCCCAACGCAGAAATTAAGCACAGGAGCCCTAAACATGGCTAAAGAAAAAAACCAATACAGCGTTAACGTGGCTCAACCAGACGAAAGTGATTTATCAACTTGGTCTCCCCCAGCCGCCACTGCTGAACAAAATACTTCCCGAGAAGTTGGCATAAACGATGCTATTTGGTTTGGCGGTGGTGTTGTTCCCGGCGCAACCCTAGGTCATCTGACTCGTCCTCCAACAGAGCGCGAACAAACACAAGTTTCGCGTGATGTACGAAATGATCTTACAGCCAATCAACAACGCATTGCGTTAGCACAAGCGCAAGCCCAACCTACAGCGGCAACAACATCCACGCCTACGCAAGACCGCGGGTATGGCACAAAGAATTGGATCTACCAAGAGTACCCAGAACACATTGGCTCTGCAGTAGAGTCTTTGAACCCCAACACAAAAGCGCACGCTGATGAGCTTGCTAACTTCTTGGCTCAAGCAAACAAAACTGTTAAGAACATTCCTCAGGGCCCCCTGCCGATGCAGGCGTCTCCTATTCCTGCGCGTCCTAGCGCACCGCCTCCTGTTGCTACTGCGCCAAACCTTGGTGTGGCCCCAACAGTGGCCAACCTTGCAAACCTGAACCCTCCAAGAACACTAACTCCTGCACAACTGCAAGCACAGGTGCTTGCTAACCGCGTCAGAAATTTTGGCAGTGGTGCTGTTGGTGGTGGTATTAAAGGCGGTATTGCGGCCCAACAATTCTATGACGCAATGCAACGAGGCGAACAAGGAGACACTACAGGCGGCGCACTGAGCGCGCTTACTTCTGGAGGCGCCACGCTATCAATGGCTCCTAATCCCAAAATGAAACTAGCTGGCGTTGTTGCGGCAGGTGCAGGTGGTCTGGGTCAAATTGTACGAAACATTTTTAGCGCCGAAGACGCAACCAAGTCTGTATTGCAACCCGACGGTGCCCCTCCCAAGTTTAAAGAGGGTGGTGCAGTAAAAAAGTCCGACGGCGGCCTGCCCGCCGTTGAGCACTTTCAATCCGGCGGTCGTGCCGGTGCAGGAAAAGCGGCGTGGCAACTCGGCAGTCAAAAGGTAGGCAAACTGTCCGACTGGGCACAGAACTATCTTGGCCACTACTTTGTGCCAACACAATCAGATCGTATGGCCGGTGTCGGTGGTACCAGCTTTAGTGCCAACTCTTTGGCGCGTCCTGAATACGCTAATCGTGCATGGGGCTCTGGTCAAAAAGCCACAGCAACAGGCATCGCCAATTTGGCTAAAGACCCTCGTTACGGCGGAACAGAGCGCCAGATCTTTGCACCATTGATTGGTTCAGAGAACATGCACCAGTCTAATCAGATTGTGTATGATGAACTTTTAAAACAACACAACAAAAACCTGCACAAATACTCTCCTGAACGCGTGGCTGAAATTAACCAGTACATGCAAACAGGTGGTTTAAACACAGGCATTGCCAAACAAAAGTTTGATCCTATTCCTGACTTTAACGTTCTTGATCAAGACCTTCTTAAAAAATACGGCGACACGTTTGACACACGTAAAGCAATTGCAAATCACGCTTTTGGTGCTGAGGGTTTAGGCAGAACTAAAAAACAAATTTTTGATTATCAAAACATACTAGATGAAATGCGTGATCCCCTTACACAAGGGGCTCCTTCATTTGCCATGGGCCCTCGTGCGTTCAAACTGTCTGGTGAAGTAGAACCTCTTCCACGCGCTGACTTGAATAGAGCGTACCCATGGATGTTACATGGTGAAGACCTCAATGTAACCTATCAACCGGTGCCTTCTGAATTGTCTTTGCGTGACTTTCAAAAGCAATGGCGTGCAGACACCGGCAACACAATGCCTAAGAAGTCCGGAGAACTTAAACAGCCCGGCTACTTTGAGCACACTCTGGGCTATAAGCCTACAGGTTCTTCAGAGCGCGTGTACCCACGTCAGTTGATCACTGAAGAGTGGATCAAAGACTTGCAGTCCAGTGCATTTGCAGAAGGCGGTCAGGTACAGCACTTTGATAAAGGTGGTCTTGCTCGTGCGGCGTTTAACAAAGCGGCTTCCTTTTTTACTCCAAAAGCGGCAACACTTTCAGCCGCTGAAAGAGACGCTAATTTGCAGTCATATTTATCACAAAGTGCCGACCCCCGTAGGTTCTATCATGGTACAAAAACCATGCAGGACTATAAGTGGGCGCCTTCTGATTCAGCAATCACAGCATTTAACCCAAAACAATTTGGCAGAGAAATGACTTTCCTGTCCCCTGAACCTGAGTTTGCCAACAGATTCTCTAAGCACGTTCCTTTAGTGCAAAGGAACACCGAGGGTTTTGAGGGCGGTGCTATTTACCCAGTGCACGCACAGGTAAAAAATCCTTTTGATTATGAAAATCCTGCACATGTTCAGGCATTGACTGAAGCGTTACCAGATGCTCCAAAAAACTACAAAGACATTTTATCAACTGGAGATTGGGCCGCATTAGAAGATCGCAATACAACTTCAGCAATCCGTAAACTGGGTCACGATGCTGTTTACGTTCAAGAAGATGGAGTTAAAAATTTAGGTGTCTTTGATCCTCGACGAATAAAGTCTGCGATTGGCAATCGAGGCACATACGACATTACAAACCCTGACATAAATAAAAAAGAAGGTGGCTTAATACAACACTTTGATAAGGGTGGCAAGGTGGGCGGTCTGACCCGTCTGGCTGAGTCGGCATATGACATGCTCAAGCTGACGCCTGAAAAGGTTGAAGCGTGGCGCAAGCTGAACGCAAAACCATACAAGCAACAGCAGGACCCACAACTGGCCCAAGCGCTTGAAGCGTACATGACCGGCAAGATCTCACAGGCCGACTACCTGCGCATTATGAACGAGCGCAGGCCAATTCGTCCTTTGACTGAGTTGCCAAAAGCGCACTCTGATATTGACATTGTGTCCGCACTGGACAAGAACAAAGCCGACAAGGGCATTTTGGGTTTGAACCTACAAGTGCCAGAGGGCATGCGCGTGGGCAACCGCCTTGACATCCCCGCATACGAGCGCTACGGCACCTACGTTGACACAATGCACGACCCTGCAGGCAAGCCTATCGGTTATGGCCACACAGGCCATTTAAAAGACGTGGAGTTTCAGTCTGATCCCAACAGAGCCATACGAGTTGGCCTTGGAACCAGAGAGCAAGCGTTGACCCCCTTGTCGGTTGAAGAGGGTTCGAACAAGGGTCCGTTCGCTATGATGATGGGCAACCAGCAAACAACCAAGGACGAAGATGTCCGCAGGATGCTTGCAGAGGCCCTACAGGACCCCACATGGCGCCAGATCGGTATGAACCCATACCGTGGGTCACAATTCTACGACAAGGCCGACATGCAACCTGTGTGGAGCGCGGCGGAAAAGATTCAGGCCGGCCCACTGGTGTTGGCCCGTGACGTAGAGAAAACATCGTGGAAAGACCCACGACTAAAAACCAAATACGGCGTGAACTACGCCAAAGGTGGATTGACGCACTTATAAGCTTGGAGGAGAAGAGTGGCTCCCAAACCACCCCCTCCACTGCTCTTATTTGCGGTAGCGTGTGTCGATCCAAGACTCTGCCGCAAGCGGGAAGTCTCCCGCCCAACTTGGTGGTGTGGTCAACGACCGCATCACCAATTCTTCAGTTTGTTTCGCGTCTTCAACACGGCATAACGAAAGAATTTCATCATGGATCAGGTTAATCACCGACACGCCTTCACCCTCCAGTTTAAGCGAAGCCTCGGCAAGAAAATCTCTTGCGGTTCCTTGAACGGAGGACTGGAAGATGCTAGACCCAATCAGCTTGTTGCGGCCCCACTTGCGGGTGAAAGTGTTCTGGCTGGTGACGTACACCACGTCAGCCAACTTACCCCATGGGGTATGCTCCTGAACGACCTCAGGGGCTTGCCAACAAATTAAGCGGCCACTGGGCAGTTGCATCCACAGCGCCCCTTTAGCCACCTTAAACATCACCTTACCGGCCTTAAAGGCCCGTCCCTGCTCCTGTATGGCGTCGATGGCCGCTTGGCCCATCAAGTACCAACAGTTCTTCACCTTGGCGTAAGACAGCCTGTACGCGTTCACAGCGTTCTCCGCCTGTCCGAGGTCCAACATCACCCCCATGCCTTCAGCGTAAGCCACAAGGCCCTTTGCGCCCTGCCCAAACATGCAACCGAGCACAGCGGACTTGCTGACCTGACGCATGTCCTTGGTCACCTCTTCGTACGGCACCTTGTACAGGCTTGTTGACGCGAACGTCTTGTACTCGTCCAGTCCTTGGCGGAACAACTCCACCTTGTCGTTCTGGCCCGCGATCCAAGACGCCACCCTGTTCTCGATTGATGACAGGTCAGCGTCCACAAAGGTGTACCCCTCAGGCGCCTTGATGGCGTTGCGCACAATAGACGAGCACGCGTCCATCACGCGGTCACCAAAGCGCTCCTTCATGGCCAAGTAGCCACCATACTCCAGACCGATCTGCACCGCGTCTGCAATGTCTTGGTCCTTCATCCACAGCGCAGGGCGCGCGATATTCTGCAGGTTGATCCCGCGGCTGGCCCAACGGCCCGTGGAGGCGCCGTGGTACACCAGACCGTTACGAATGCGCCCACTCATCTGCACGTCAGCCATTTTGTTGAACTTGGTAACAGACGTCTTGGAGCCCTCAGAGCGCAACTTGAGCACCTTGTCCACGTCTGGGTCAGCGTGGGTCTTCTTGGCCTCGTTCTCAATTGTTTCGGCCTGCATGTCAGTCAACGGCACGCCCTTGGAGCGGAACCAGTTGAGTAGCTGTTCGCGCTTGGACACCTCGATTCCGCCGGTCAGGCGCGTGATCTCTTCGTTGATGTGGGCCATCTCATTGGTCACCACGTTCATAATGTTTTTCAACTCTGTGGGGTCCACTGGAACGCCGCGTTGGTTGATCTTCTGTGTGGCCACCCACACAGCCTGTTCTTCCATTGACAGGTGGCGCAATTTAGCAACGATGGCAATTTCAGTCTGCACGTCGCGCTTACAGTACTCAAGCATCTCGGCCATGAGCACTGGGTCCTCGTTGAACGTGCCATCGCGCTTGGGTTTGCTGAGTAGTTGAATGAGCTTCTTGCCGCGCTTGTCTTTCTGAAAGTCTGCCTGCATCACCTCGCCGGCTGTGTCCAAGTCTTGAGGGATGTTGTTTGCGGCCGCTATGGCCATGGAGTCGATGAGTTGCTCCCAGTGTAGGACTGGCCAACCTAAACGCGCTCCTACGCGGTTCCAAATGTGGTACTCAAACGACGCATTCCATGCGGAGACTGGTCTGCCGCTTTGTACATGGTCTAGTACCCACTGAGGCACTTTGTCTGGGGTCCACACTTGCACGTCGTCCGCGGTGTATCCTGCGGCGAGACAAATGATGTTTGTTGTAGAAGAGGCTGAATAAAAGTCAAGGCCGTGGACCTTGAGATCGACCCTGCTACGGGTTTCGAAGTCGATTGAAAGAATTGACATAACTGCTCCTAAGGCATACAGACGAATCTGCGTTGATAAAAAAGAGCAGGGAAGTTGCCTCCCCTGCTTAAAAGTCCAACCAAGGACTCACCATGAAACACACTGCAACTATAACACAGGTTTTGGCTCTGGTTTCTTTTGGCCAAAAATCTTGTCGTAATTTTCCGAATACTTCTTTTGGTCTGTTGGGCGTTGCTTGTCGCCCTTGCCGCCATCACTCATGACGCGCCTCCCGTTTCTGTATCTCGCGTTCAATATACCACTTGGCTTTCTTCAAGTCCTCAATGGCGTCTTTTTTCAAGTCACAGCGCCAGATGTACTTGATTGCGTTGCCCAAGTTAAAGCCCATGTGTTCAGTAACTTGGATGCACTCAATGCCTGACGGGTGTTCGGTGTAATGAGGTGGCCTGTTAACTACGTCTTTCATTTGTATGCGCTCAACGCGTACATGTGCAGGTGGCCCCACAGGCCCACGCTTATGAACACCAAGTAACAGGCAAACAGAAAGCCCACCAACAGGCTAAACGCGCCCAGAGCTTTCTCGCAAAGGTCTAGCAATTTATCTTTCATTTCATTCTCCTGATTTGACAACATGGGGCACCGCGCGCACGTTGGGGAATTGCTCCTTGAACGCCTCGACAGTAATGTCCCGACCAACTTTTATTTCCTCAAACTCAATGCCTTGATTACGCAGTCGGTTTTTGACTATGACACACGCAGGACAATTGTCCTTTGTGTATACAGTCGTGGTTTTTAAGTATTCAGTCATCGTTTTTAAGTATAAGGTGGGGCGGTATGCGCTCCCCCGAGAACTCCCAGAGGTACCGCCCCGATTCAATTATATCTCGCAACCGCCTGCGGTGCAAGCCAAGGTCTGAGCGCCTTCAACGTTGTCCGTGTTCTCAGCGAACGCGGCCCAGTTGATTGTTGGCATTTGCGCCAACAGTCGGTCGTAGTCTTCCTTGGTGCACTCCTCGTAGGGGGCCTGTCGGTACGTGCCACCGTCATGGGGCAAGAACGACACACCAGACATTTCGTCGAAGTGATCCCAAACAAACGCACCGACCTTTGGCCACTCTTCCTCTTTGACCGAGATGGTCACGGAGGGCTTGTGCTCACACCAGTGGCGCTGGTATGTCAGCCATAGACTCAAGTGCATGATCGCATCAACGTCGTCGCGTGTGGTCAAACCCTCTGGCGCCTTTTGTGGGAAGCTGAACACGATTGTATTGTTGGGCTTCATCACGCACGGCTCGTTGGGGATGCCTTGTGAGACCAAGAACTGTGACAGTGGGTCCTTCATGTCACCGCGCACGCGGCGGATGTAGTAAGGCGAGTGGCGTGGGTGAATGCCGCTTGCTGTGTCTGTCAACTGGCTCACTGTACCGCTAGGCTTAACGGCTGTAATAGCTGTTGAGCGTGGGATGCCGAGCAGGTCCGCGAACTCCGCGTTGGCCTCTTCAGCGACCAAGCGCAACTGGGGCAACCACAGTGTCGCGCCGCTTGCATCGCTCATGACCTTGTGGTCGTAAATGCCGGTCAAGGACACGCCCAACAAACGCTCTTCTTCGGTGTTGCGTTGCCAGACCTTGCGCAGGTAAGGGAAGTGCGTGAACGTGGCTTGGATGGTGCCCAAAATGGCCGCCATGCGCACCTTCTGCTTCAGGCTCTCCAGTGTGTCCTCCGGACGCACCATCACCTCTGTCAGGTTACAGAACTGGTACGGGCGCAAGATGATCTCACTGCAGGGGTTGGTGCCGAACTCAAAGTTGGGGTCACGCTTGCCGTACTTGGCCACAGCGGCCTTGGCGGCTTCACGGTTGAAAATACCGCGCTCACCGGAGTGGCTGTTGTACAGTGACGTCCACTCTTCCAAGAACGTGCCAACGGTTGGCTTGACGTCGTACACCGCGCTGTTGTTTGCCAACGCACGGTGGCCGGCTGTCTCCCACCAGTTGCCAGACTTGGCGTGGCGGATGCGCTCGTCGTTCAGGTCGGACAAAGAGATCATGGCAGAGCGGCGCACGCCACCAACCACAACAACCTCGCCGATCTTGCACATCAGGTCGTGGCACTCAAGCGTGTTCAACTTGCGGCCCTGTGCGGCTTTGAAGATCTTGATTGTGAAGTGGAACAGGTCAACCAATGGCTCTGGACCGGATGCGCGGCCGCCAAAGGTCTTCAGGGGCGTGCCTGCGGCGCGCACCTTGCTCACGTCCCATTTTGGGATCTCGCCGGCGTACAGGTTGGCTAACAGCAGGCGGTAAGACTTGGCCCAACCCTCTTTACTGTCGTGCACGTTGATGACGTGCTGTGATTCGAACAGGCGCTCTGGCACGTCCGGCAGTTTGTTGGTGTACTTAGCTTCCACAGAGAAGCCGACACCCGTACCACAGAGCAGGATGAACATGGCTTCGTCAAACGACTTGACGTCGTCCACGGGGAGGTATGAGCAGTTGTATACGCAGGTGTTGTCACGGTCGGCGGCTTTTCCAGAGGTCATCATGGCGCGCATTGACGGCATGATGTGATGGCCAGAGATGGCGTTAAAAATGTCTTGATGCAGGGCAATATCAAGCTTGGGTGTTTTTTCAAAAATGTAGTTCACATAGCGGGCTACAGTCTCGTTCCAGTCCTCACGTCGATTTTGATCTGGCATGAACTTAGCGTATCTGCTTTTGTGGATGTATTGTTGGTATTGATTCATGATTATAAATTTTAGAGACAAAAAAGCCCACACGTGAGCATGGGCGCGGGACAGCAAGTTTTAAATTACTGTGCTGTTTCTTCTGTGGAAACGTTCGTTTCCTTTTCGGCTTCCAAAGCCTCTGCCTGTGGTCGGCCTTGGTCAACGATGGCCATGATGGTCATGTTCACGTCAGCAAAAGGCAAGCGGCCCAACAAGCCGAGGAGGTGGTTGACTTCGTCAACAGAGAATTCAAGTTTGATCATAAAAGTGTTCCGTATATTAAACAAAATGGGTGGTTTGTAGCTTATAAGATACAAACCACCAACTTACTTAGACCGCAAAGTCAGATGCGGCAGAGGATCCGCCACCCAAACGCTCGCCGTCTTCCAACTTTTGCAAGTTGCCCAAACCGCAGGCAATGCCCTTGGAGCCCTGTTGGTTGTAGGCGTAGAATGTCAAAGACACTCGGCCGTAGCAACCAGAGTAGAACTCCTCTGGGTCAATGATGGGGTTCAACTCGGCGTCCACAACGCCGGGCTTTTGCACCGTGTTCGCGTTAATGAAAAAAGAATTTTCGTACGCTGGGTCATCCTTCTCAGCGTCGCCGTCACGTAGGCCGCCTTTAAGGCCCTTTGGAACTGTGCCGCCAAAATATGCCGCGCTTGCCTCTTTAGCCTTTGCAAATGCCGCGTTGATCTTGTCGATCGTTTCTTTGTCCTTCTTGTCGATAATCACCGACACGGAGTACTTAGGCGTTTTGCCCTCTTCACTTGCAACGGGCTTGAACACGTTAGCGTAAGAGAAACGAACTTTACCGGTCACTACTTTTTCATTCTTGGCCATCTTGGCCTCCTTGTTTACTAATTCGAGAGCACTTTAAAATAGGCGGCTCTCAAGACCCAAACTCTTCTTTCACTTTCGACGGAACCAACTTGGGCTCCCCTTCAGGCTTGACAATCAGATCACCAAGAATTTCTTGGAGGTTTCCCTTGCCTACCTGTTTTTCCAATTGTGCCACAGATTTTAAACTGGGTTCAGTAAATATATCACTAAATCCTGCTTTCTGTAGTTTTTTGGCCGCATCTTCTTGCGCCTCAATTTTACGGTTGGTGCTTGACTGCCCCAATTCGTATCCTGTCGGAACAATACCATGGTCCGTAGCCTGTGTCAACATGTAATCTTCAACATCGGACAGCCACTTGCGTGTCTTGCTCGCGTCTTTGAGTACCTTTGCCAACTCACTGTCTGCTAGGAGTGCCGGCGCCTTGAAGTCGGCCGCCGCGGCCACATTGTTAAAGTCTGCACGGGCTCGGCACTGTGACTTGGCCCTACAGAATTGACAATGATCTCCTGCCACAAAATCCCCTTGGCCGGCGTATGCCTTTTTGGCTTTGGGTTTGACTACATGCTCGGCCCAATCCTGCAAGCTCTCCAGTGTCACCGTTTCAGTGGTGATGCTGTCCTTGCGGGGTTGGTGGATCGTGTATTCGACGTGGGTGATGTTTGGGTGGGTGTCCTTGTACTTGTACCAACCGCCAAGGCCATACAGCCTCAGTTGTGGGTTGTCCGCGGCGTCCACTGCAACTCCCTTGCCGAATTTCAGGTCGATTACTCGAACCTTGTTCTCGCTCATAATAACCACGTCTGCCGTGCCGAAGCCGTCAGGCACCCACTCGCTGAAGTCCACTCGTTGCTCAAAGTAAGGGGTATCCCCCTCACCAATCTGCGAACGAACGTAGAGCACGTAGTTGTCTACATGCGCCTCGAACTCTTCGTCATAGTAGGGCGTTGCCTTGACCTCTGCAATGGCCTCGTTGTACTCCTTGGCCGTCATCTGCCCGAAATGCCGGCGAAGCTTCGCCTCTGCCATGGTGTGGGCTGTGGTGCCCTCTTGGCTGAAGTCAAACGCGCCTGATTTTCGTTTAGGTTCGGGGAGTACGGCCTCTAGTCTCGCACTCGGGGGACATGACATCCACCGTTTGGATCCTGAGGCGCTGAGTAGTGCATGTGATGCGATGATGCTCTCCTTTATGCAAAGGTGAAAAAAGCCCCGAGAGGGGCTTACGGAATGTCGGAACTTATTGCTAAGTGCCGACAGTTTGTTACGCCGCTTTTTTGAGCGCCGTAATTAGGTCGGTAACTGCACCAGAAAAATCCAACACGACGTCCGCCTTGACTTCAAGCTTGTTGCTCTTGTCGTCACGATAGTCCGAGGGAAACTGTCCTCTCAATGCGATCTCAGCCACCCTGCTGTTAAAGGCCTTGTTCTCCACGTTGGCAAGCAACTGGGTTTCCCAGTACGCCTGTGAGTGGGTGATGGCCATGTCCAGTGCTTCCGCAAACTCTGGGTGGTTTTTCTTAAACGTCTGCGCCGCGCCGGAACTGATTCCGATGCTTGCAAACATCATTTTTTGGGACGCGCCTACCTTGCCCAACTCTATCAGTTGGTCGCACATCTCCGGTTTGAACTCGTATTTGGATTTGGTTGCCATGGTGTTACCTTATATTCAAGGCCTAAAAAGGCCTTTCCTATATAGAATTACCCATTTTGGCTCGGTTTTTCGACCTTCTGCACCTGAGTATTTGAGTCTCGCACCTGCGCACGGGCCTTTGCCTCACGCAACGCGTCGTTAATGATCAATCGCGTCACCGCTCCGGCCATTTCCTGAATGCGTTGCTCTTTTGGTTTTACGCCCAAAGATGCCATTAAATTTGTTGCTTCGTTTGCCATAATTAGCCTTTCCAAGTGATTGCTTTTACGGCCCACATTTGGGCCGTTTGTGCCTCTGTAATGGCCACACTGGCCATACGCTTGACTTCCGCGTTGTCTGTAAGATTTCGCAGGTAATTCATGCGGTCAATGACTGCGGCAAACTCTTGTTTGCATTTGTCAACCTCATGTGAATTGCTAGGATTGAATGTCAACCCAACTGCCTTTTCTCCGAAAGATAATTCACGATCCATTATGCTAAACCTTTCTTTTGTTGTTCGCGGAACTTACGCAAGTCCCGAAGTATGAAATCCCGCTCGTCTTCGCTCTCAAAGTGCCAGATTGACAGCACGTCTTGATCTTTCTCAAACATGGGGTGTTTGGCGTCCATCTGGATGTCTATGGTGGGCCATCCATGGTGCACGTACTCCACTATGTATCCGTTCACAATTTTAACTCCTTTCGTATTTTTTTAAATATTCGATAGCTTCTAAAAGAAACTCCGTTGAATCTTTAAAATGTCCTAAACCTATATTACAACTTCTACAAAGAATTCCTCTTACTTTGTTTGTATCATGATTATGATCAACATGCGTAGCTTTTGCATCAACAAACTCTACACCACAAATTGCGCAACAGTTGTTTTGTTCGTCCAACATTTTTTGTTTGTCATGTGGAGTCAACCCGTATCTCATTTTTAAATGAGTTTTATTTTGTGTTTGTTTTTTCCTATCTGGATTTTCAGCTTTATATTTTTTTTGATATTGTTTAATTTGATCTGCTTTTTCAGCATATCTTTTCCGATCGTATTCGCTTTTTTGTGCTGAATTTTTTATTCTTTGAAATTTACAACATTTCTTACATTGTGTTGGTCTTGTTTTGTAAAATTCAAATAATGGTTTTGTGACGCCGCACTTAGTGCAGGTTTTCATAGATGTGCTCCTGAATAGCTAAAAGATCGAGGTAGCTTAGTGATTCAGGCACTAAAGCAGGGATGGCCATCCTTTTCCCTCTTATATCTAATTACCCATGTTTTGAAAAAAACCCTACCTAAAGTTTTAATTCTTTTCGTATTTTGGCTACAGCCATTGCAAAATTGTATCTCCAATACTTTTCTGTCACCGCTAAATCGTGGTAGTTATACCCAGACAGGTGCGCCTCAATGATTTCCCTTTGTTTAGGGGTTAACTTCTCGGAAACCACGTTGTACACGTCCTGTATGGTGTCGGCGTCCCATGGCGCCCAACCCGTGCCGTTCATCGTAGGCTCTGAGGACGAATCCTCGTGTTCAATAGGATCCGGCTCTTCGTCTGAAAGCCTGCGAATGGTGGCGTTGAATTTAATCATTGTAGTTTGAGGGCGTTCATTAACGCGTTTTGCATGTCGATCTTTCCTTCTAGCACATCCATGACCTGACTGTCAATACTTTTTTGCATGGTCAGGTGATGAATAATCACAGGCTTTTCTTGCCCCTGCCGGAACAGGCGCGCGTTGGCTTGTAGGTAGTCTTCACTGGACCATGGCAGGTCGAACCAAACGATCTGCGCCGTGTCTCCCACGTTGCACTGCAGGTTCAGGCCGATGCCCACGCTTTTAGGGTGGCAAAGTAGCACTGGGACCTTACCAGAGCGCCATAGGGCGATTGTTTGGCCGTCGTCAGGGTCAAGTAGCACCGCCTCAGGAATCGCGGCTTGTAGCCGTTTTAAACTGTGTTTGAAGTTATAGAACACAATGGTCGGCGTGTTGTCCAACATGTCGGTCAGGTACTCCAGTTTGGTGTCGTGAATGTCAATCACCTGCTTGGTCTCTGAGTAGATGGACCCCGCGGTCATTTGCAACAGCTTGCCCGTGAGCACGCCGGCACTGGCCGCGGTCAGCGTCTCCTGCTCCACCTCCACCACCATCTCTTTGCGCATGGTGTTGTAGGCCTGTTTGGCCGCCTTCTCCCACTCGATGGTGTGCACAATGTCCTGCCGCTGTGGCATGGTCAGGTAGTCCTCCTTGCGCAGGGACACGCAAATGTCCCCGATCAGGGCGTCGATCTGTTCCTTGGCGTTGGGTCGCAACTTCCAACTCCACACCATGCCGGTTCTACGATCTCTTGTCTCGGGCTCGAAGAACTTCTCCTTGTATGAAGTCATCGATTTCCCGAGTCGTTGGCCCAAATCCAAAATGCCTACTTGGGTCCACAAATCTAGGTACGACTTTGGTGTTGGTGTACCCGTCAGGATGTACCGATGCTCGAAATTCTTCAAATGCCCTTTCAGCATCTTCCAACGTTTGGACGACGGGTTTTTGAACCTGCTCGATTCGTCGATCACTAATGTCTTCCAACGCGGCAATGAGGCTTGCTCGAACAGCCAGACCACGTTCTCGACATTGATCAAATACACGTCCGAATTGCTCTGCAACGCTTTCACCCTCTCTTGTGGACTTCCCACAATGAGGGCAAAAGTCATCTTTTCTGTGTGCGTCCAATTTTGTGCCTCTTGTTTCCAAACGTTTTTAATGACTGCCTTTGGTCCAATGATCAGCGTCTTGCCCTCAAGTTGGCTGAGTATTGTTAGCGCCGTGATCGTCTTGCCCAGTCCCATGTCCATCAGCAGTCCCATGTGCTGTTGAGTCTTGCTCTCTTGCACCAGTCGCTGTTGGTAGGGGTGTAAATTTTTTAATGACAACATCAGTAGCCTGCTCTTTCCCTTGCTGTAACGTCGTTAATAATGCGATAGCGCGTGGGGCGAGTGACATAGGTATTTGCAGGGTCGCCAAGTGGGGGCGGTCGTGCACCTCCATTATTTACCTCCTTTATTTTTTCGTGTGTCCAGTCCGCAACCTTGTATAGCTCCTCTTGTGTTGCGTTGGACTTGATCATGTTTGCTTTGTTGCTTAACCATGCTACGTTGCCTTTCACGTATCCTTTTTCTGGAATAATTCGGTCCAAGCTTGGTGAGTCTGGGCCGCTAACCCCCACAGTGCCTGAGTGTCCAAACCCCCAAAGGATCTTGGTCTTAAACACTGGGCAGTATTCAGGCGCGATTGCACACAGGTAGTTGTGATCCAACTCAAATGGAATCCCTGCGGCAAGGGCGCGCCGTTTAACGTTATACATTGTTTTAGCAATGTGGTTGCGCTTTTTGGCTTCATGAACTTCGTCGTCGGTCATAAGCTGTTAACAAATTCGTCGACCTGTTGTTCGCTTGACAGGACGTGCGTCTGCACTCCCCTTGCTTGCAACTCCTTGATCATCAACTCCTGCCTTGCGCTTAGTTTTCCTTTTGGGTCTTTCAACTCCACTGGGATCACCTTGCTGTTGTGGAACACTAGCCTGTCCGGCACCCCCGTCGTCGACGGGCTTACCCACTTCAGGCACAGGCCCCCCTTCTCCTTGACCTTTTTGACCAGCCTTTGCTCGATTTTCTTTTCGTCTTGCAATTTTGCCAACCTCCACTAAACAAGCCGTGAACATTTGACGCACCAACCACTCGGTCAGGTACGCCCGCGTCTCTTCGCCAAAGTCCTCCTCGTCTTCGCCAATATGGTCAAGTACCCGAGCAATTACGTGTGTGGCCTCGTGGGCCACCACACTGGCCAACAGGGCCGCGTTGTCAATGCACTCCGCCAAACTAAACACCACGACGACAATCGCTTCCTTGGTTGAAGAAAAGCTGTGTGTCTCCGCGATGCCCAACTCAAGCGGTGCCATCTCTGGTTGCGCTGTGATCCCATGATCCTTCAATACCTTGTAAAACGCTTTTGGTGTAAAGCACATCTTTACAGGCACTGGATAGAAACCGACATCCACATGAAAATATGTATCGCTCAAAATATGTCCTCGCGTTCAAAGTTGCTGATACTGTCCACGTACTTCTGTGCCTTCGGGTTGAGCCTGATGCCAAGGTACACGTTGGCCGACTCGCCGTCAATTCGCACCCTTGCCGCTGTCACGCGGTGGTCCTGCGTTGCCGCAAGAAACCTGCGCTTGAACGCCATGTCAGTTCCGGGCGGTATGTTCTTAGCGGTGGCCCACTTGCGCCAACACACGAACACGTCATCCTTCATCGCCTTTGCTTCTAGGTCGTACACCAACGCGTCTGTCACGAACGATCCAATCGGGTTGCCCAACTCCTCCATCAACTCCAGTAACTCGCGCCCTGTTGTTGGTTGCTCGAACCTCTGGCCCTCTCGCGCCACGCGTCGCTGTTGTCCTGCAATGGCCCAGTTGAAAATGGCAGGCAACTCCTTGGCCAACTTGTCGGCCAACATGGTGTCCTCTTTGCCATAGAAACTATTGCTCATCTTTAGCACAATCATCCTGCCCGTCAAGGCGTTGGAGTTTTCCGTCAACTGCAAGGCCTCGTTCGAGTAGATCACGATACGCGTCGGCAAATAACCGCTCCAAGCTTCCTTGTTCTTGCGGTTCACCGTCACCGTGTCGCCGCCCACAATCCTCAAGAGCTGTGAGACAACTGCACCACGATTTCTTTCCGGAGCACGGGCATCCGTAAATGAGGCGAGTAACTTGCCAAGCCATGGCTGTAGGCCGAACGTGTCGCATAACTCATCCAGTTGTGGCGCCACCGTGTTGTGTTGCCCCAAGAGGCTCACGAGCACCTTGTTGATCGTTCCCTTGCCGGATCGGCGTGGGCCAATGATGTTGAAAAACTTCTGCTGTGACGAGTCACCGCTCAGAATGTACCCGAACATCTCCTGCAGGCAGTCAATGCTCTGTGGGTCGTCGTGCCAAATGTCTTGCAAGAACTTCTCCCACGTCGGGCACGTCGCGTTGGGGTCGTATGCAAACGGCAAACTGTTCTGCGTGAAAAACCCCAAGCTGTGTGGGATCAACACGTTCTGCTCGGTGTGAAAAATACCGTTCTCAAGCGAGACCAACTTGCTCGGCTCTGGCCTGTCCTTGCCGTACCCCTCAAGCCACACCGGCGGCTTGGTGTTGGCCGTGTTGGGCAGGTGGGTCACCGCGTGCACCGCGTCTAGGATCGACGACACATGCGCAGGTGTTGGGTTGAACGGCATCAGGTTCTGCTTCTTGTCGTACTTCTTGCAACGGTCCAAGAACGTGTACAGCATGGAGCGCACCGTGGCCTCTTCAATGTCTTGGTAGTGCGTGCCCTTGTACTGGAACATGTCACCCGCGTACGTTGTGAGTGACGTGCCTTCCTCGCACGTGAACTGGCTCGCCAAGAACTCTTTGGCGTGGTTCAGTGGCCCGCCTGTGAGCACCTTCTCGCCGTTGGCCACCACCGCGGCCTCCTTGGCCTTGTTGACCTTGAACACCAGTGAGCGCAGTGTCGTGCCCCCAGTGCCGCCAAAGCTGTCCCACTTGGCCGCACAGTGTCCTGCCGCGTACGACCCGCACGCGCCGTCGTTGTCAGACCAACGGTCCCACAACTCAAGCGCCTCGTAGTCGCCGCCAAACTGGTGGTGCAGGGCCATGCCCACGGCCAACCAGTCTGTGTACCCACATTCAGGGTCAAGCAGTGTGAGCAGGTCGGTCTCAACGCGGGCCAAGTCCCAACCGTCAAGCGGCGGGCTGTAGTCCGCAAACGAGTCACCCGAGCGGTAACTGCGGCGGGCGGGCACGATGTGCTGTAGGTCCTGCTCTTGGTCCGGCACCGAGCCGCCAAGGGTGTGGCCGGTCACCGTGAAGTAACGGCCCTTGGGGTATATCTCGAGCCCCTTCTCGTGGTCTACGTGCGCGGCGTTTAACTGCGCGCGTGTGAAGATTTTGATGCCGGTGCCTGAGGGGCTTACCTCTGCGTATCCCAAGACTGCGTCTTTAATGGCCTGCGCTTCAGGCGTAAGAGACGCTGGACCCTGAACGGCATCCATGCAGTCGTCCAAGTCAATGCCCATGATGCCGTCACTGCCGTCAAAGACAAAGCCAACACCATCGAAGCGACCTGTTTGATAAGCTTCTTGTGCATGGAGAAAGTCACACCATGTTGTTGGGTTTGTGGAACTTGCCGACGACCCATTTGATTGCAGTGGTAACTTTGACCACCGCTTGTTCGACCCTTCCCCAACCTCGACTAGCCGCCACAAAACCCAACGGGAGATTTTCTTCAGGCTGATCGGGATATTCTCGAACTGAACTTCTAGTACTGTGGGCTTGTTCATGTGCCTCTACCTTTATGATGTTTCCAAGTGGTGATTGTGTTTGTTTTCTTTCGCCCTTGACCATCAGGGCCAAGTGCTTTCGGTCGCAGTCTAGCACACGCGCCGCTTCTCGTAAAGAGGAATAGGATAGCACAACCTGATTGAGCGGGTTGTTTTTGTATTGTATGTGAACGCGTACTCTCATTTCTTCACCCCGCGAATGTGGTCTGACGCAATCTCGCGCGCCTGTTTCATTTCCATTAACTGCAACTCTGCCTCTTTAATTTGCTCGTCCATTTCGTTGACGATCACCTGCCCGAACTTCTCTGCGGCCTCTATCGCCGTCATGTCTTCGCGCGTGGCCTTGCTGATAGCGCTGTTGTCTTCTTCCATCGGGTGAAACCCGAACTGCACGATGCCTTGCATCTCCAGTATGGTAATAACCACCATGGGCATGACTAGCACGATGGCCAGTGCCGTGATTGGGTCCAAAAAATAAGCGGTCACCGACGCCAGTATTGCACCAAACAAGTAAATTGCGTAAATGATTTTCTTCATTGGTTTTCCCCACAAAGGGTTAGCGTCTCGTTGACTATCTCGCTAACGTTGTTGAACACGTCTTCCATTGGCATCTCGTATTTGAAGTGTTGACGTAACTGCGCTTCAATCTGCAACAGGGCCATGATGGCCGTCTGCCCGTGTATGGCGTACCGCAACTTGTCCTCGTCCTCGGGGTACTCGAACTCAAGTGTAGCCTTCATGCTTTTTTCCAGTCGTATGAGTCATCCTCGTCGATGCCTGCACGTGCACGCTCTTCGAATATGTATTTGGGTTGGTAGTTTTGCGCGTAGTCGATCCACGCCTCTTCAAGGCGAATGTACTCGGTGTTTGGTATGAACAGCGGCGTCAGGCGCCCGTCCTCCTTGACAGACCCTAGACAGCGCGTGGCCGGCGTTCGCGTCGCCTTCCACACCTTACGGGCGCGGCGCACACGTAGCCACGCCTCCCTCACTTCCTCGGTCCACTGGGCCGCCTGCTCGGGTGGCAACCGTTTTAGGTTGGCCTCGTATACTTCGCGCTCGTTGTCTGTCATGTCTTAGTCCTTCGGTGTGTACATTTTGCCTTCAGCGATCGCGCCTTTGAGCACGCCAATAAAAGCAAAATTCAGCAGGTACCTTGTTGCCAGTGGTCCCATTTTAATGTTGCAGTCACAGGACCCGTCGTCGTTCTCTTTCACGTGCTCTACGTTGATGTAGTCAAAGTCTTTCAAGTCAACTTCTGAGATCATATTCAACTCGCTAGTTTGTACAGGCCGACGTTTGCAAACGCGTAGCCAAGGTACGTTAAACACATAGGCATGTTACCTTTTAGCCCCTGCTCTACAGCAACACCCGCATAGATTAGCCCTGTCAGGGCGATTAGCCAACCACTCATACTCTGCCTCCACCAGTTTAGTGAATTTCCTCAACTCTTTGTCGTAGTCACAGGACCAATCAATTGTGGCGCCTTCCGGCTTCCAGTCGCTGTCCTTGGACCACATGACAAAACCCGCCTGCTCGGCCAATTCTAACATTCTAGCACGTTTCATGCCAACCCCCTTGCTCGGATGGTCAAAACAGCGTTTAAATAGTAGTTATGTCGGCTCGATGCTATTTCGTGCATTTTGATAAGTTCACCAAAGATGCGCTCACGCTCATGCTGTGCTACTAGCTTGGATGCTTTCATAAAACCATCGTAATATGCACCACGCAATTCTTCAGATTGGTATGGGCAAAATTGTTTAGCCATCTCAATGATTTCATCTTGTGTCATGCCAACCCCCTGTATGACAACTCGGGGCACTGGTACGTGGTGCCCTTCCAGTCTGCGTGGTAGGCGCTCCTGACCTTGGGCCCCTCGGGCTCCGGCTTGACCACCGGTTGGCTTCGTGCCTTCCTAGCACGCCTGTACGCGTTCAGCTTCTCCCTGTTGGCCTTTGCGTACTCGCGTTCACGCTCACGCTTGCGTGCCAGTCTGCGTTGGTTTGTTGCCCACACGTCCCTGATTGTTCCTTTAGCCATAGTTCTTCTCCTTGAGTTTGGCTTCAATGGCTGTAAAAACTTCAGCATCTGTTTTATGGTCAAGCCACGAACTAAATAACGATTTGTCCTCATCCGTCAGACCAACCCATGTGCGTTTTGAATAAATTAGTGTTCCTGTTCCTTTGGGGCTTAGGAAATTTAAAGGTACGTTTGTGTCTTCGCTCATGCTTGTCCCCTTGCTCGGATGGCTTTGATCAACTCATCTGAGTCGTCCCAATAATATAGGTCGTCGGCCAGTTTGATGATGTCCTCACGCTCGGCAATCTGTCCGTCATTCCACCCCAATCGGTATTCGGCAGATGTCTCACGCACAGCCGCAGAAGCGACAAGGGCGGCAAAGCGTTCAATGGCTTCCATGTTTGCAACTGGCTCCCACTCCAAGGATTCAAAACCCCATGTAACAAGGTCAGCCTCTCGTGCCATGCGAACGATGTCCTCTCTGTTCATGTCAGCCCCTTGCGACCGCATGGCGCGCGTTGCGCGAACACCGACGCCAGTAGGTGGTCCGCGCCCTTGTCGGGGCCCTTGTAGCGCTCTAGCGCCTCGCGGGTCCACTTGAGTAGCGTGCCGCTCGTTGGTTGCGCGCCTGTGGGGCAGTGCACGATGCCCGTCATGGCGTCGTACGCGCCCATGATGTACCCAGTGGCGTGCACCGCCTGCGGGGTGTAGGTGTCACGCAGGGCCTCGCGCATGGTCTCGATCGTTAACTGTTGTGAGTAAGCACTCACTTCAAACGAGGCGCACCCAATCAGGATCAGGGTTTTAACTGGTCTCAACACTGTCGTCTCCTTCAAATCTGTATTCCATCTTGGCCGCTAGGCTGTCTAGTTGATCATACGCGTCGGGGTTCCAAATGGCTTCATCTAACGAGGGGCCTTGTAGGGCCGTGTTGATGGTCCACGTCTCGCCCTCTCGGGTGAACAGGGGCCTCAGGTACCGGCCCAACATGGCGTCGTCCACTAACCGGTCGGCACGTGCCCGCTCCAGTTCGTACGACCGCTTGTAGGCTTCCACCAAGTTAATCATTCTGTCAATCATATTCTTCTTCCGTTACTTGGTCCTTCTTGAACGCGTCCAATGAGACCGGTTGTCTCTGGCTCACCACCAGTCTATCACGGACCCTGCTTTCTGTCAGGCCTGTGATCTTGGCCACCTCTTTGGTGGTCGGGTCCCTGCCCAACACTTGGGCCAACTCCGTCTCCACCCGCTTGATCTTGCGCAGGTCCTCCTGCACCGCCACGGGCACGTGGATCATCAGGCCCTTGTTCTCAATGGCTCTGAGCACTTGGCTCTTGATCAGTGTGCGCGCGTAGCTTGCAAACCTTCCCTGCGGCTTCCACCTGTGCGCCGCCTTCATCAGGGCCATGTAACCTTCTTGCAGTAGGTCGTCCCTTGTCATGTTGCCCGCCATGTCCCACTGCGGCAACTTCTGCACAATGTACACCACCAGTCCCATGTTGGCCTCCACCAAGGCCTCGTGGGCCTCCTCGTCACCCTGCACAATCCGGTGGTGTAGTTCAATCTCTTGTTCGGCTGTCAGTAGTTGGCGTCTCATTGTCGTTCCAAGGTTAAGCGCTCAATATCACGCGCAAATTTGATTGTGTTCGCACTCACGTCGTTGGCATCAAACCTCCACACCTTCACAGCACATTCGACAATCTCACTGGTTGAGAGTGGTGTGTACGGCACAGGCTCGGGTGTGGGCATGTCGTAGTCCAACATGGCCTGCACGCCTGCCTCCCTGCCGGCCTCGTAGGGGTCCCACATTTCGCACTCGCACACGTAGCGCGCGGCACTGTAGCTTGCGCCCCTCACAAGCCCGTGTGGTGCCTTGGGGTGGGGGTTGCACTTAGGCTGTTGCGGTTCCGGCTGTATGACAACCTGCACGCTGTCCCATATCGCGTGGTTTAGTATCTCTGTCAGTTTCAACGCTTCGTCTTTGGTCATTTGATCTGCCTTATTTCAAATTGGTTACATTTTTTACAGCACTTTGTTTGTTGGCCGTAACTTGGCGCGTAGTAGTTTGTCTCCGGCTTCTCGGGTGTTGACCACTTGGTCCAATCGTGTCTGCACTTGTTCCAGTGCTCGTATATGTCAATCAACCCCGCGATCACTGCCGCGCAGGCAATAAACCCCACAAAACTCCAAATCATAAATGTTTCAGGTTGCATCTTGTTTCTCCTTCACTGTCACCTCGGTCCACGCGGGTAAGTGCACCACGTCACCTTCTTTGTCTTTGCAGTATGAATACATGCCGTCAACTCGGTAGAAGTAAATCTCTTCGCCGTCTTCCAAAATGACTGTGCTGTGTCTTGGTACGTCGTATAGTTTCATGTGCGCTCCAGTTGTGGTTGTGGTAGTTTGTCAATGAATGCCTCACCAAACTGCACACTGGTGCAGTCTTCGATTGTTACATCGTCAAGCATTGCCTCTTCCATATCGCCGTGGCAGTAGACTCGAAAACGTTTTGCTCCGTAGGCAATGTCGTACATGGACTCGACACGCTCGACTGGTTTATTGCAGACTGCACACATCGGTACGTCATGCAGTACAAGCTCGTACTTGTTTGTAGTGGACAGTTGCATGTTGTTCCTTATCGCAGATAAACTGCTTGCATGCGCTCGTACCCATTGAACGCGTCGTCTTCGCTCACCACCTCGTGCGGGCCGTAATACCACTCACCGTTGACATTTAGCGCGATTGTCTCTTCGCTGTGTTGCGTGATCTCATCCACGCCACCCTCGTACCCTGACTTGATCACAATCAGGTCAGGGTCGTACGTTTGCAGTACGGCAATTAGGTCTTTTACCTTCATGTGTTCTTCTCCTGTTTGATGTAGTGGTAATCGTCAGGGTGTACCACCGAGACAACCAACCCCTTTGGGGGCTCGATCGACAGTTTGATAAACCCTGTGCCGTACACCATTGCGTTATGGTACGCCTCATAAAATCGCACCACCCACTCGTTCTCGCGCTCCATGGCCTTGTTGCGCTTTTGGACCTCTTGGTACACCGCCTCCATGCGCTGTTTGGATTCGCGCTCGATCCTGTTAAATTCTTCGTCTTCTTGGTTCATAGGTCCTCCGCGGGCCAAAGTAGTAGGGGTGTGTCCTTGCCAATATACGCGCTTTCGACGTTATAGTCAATAAACTCAATTGCCTCGTCCTGCGTCATGCCGTCCCGCTCCATGTATATGGCCACTATCTCCGCGCCACTGTACACGTATACGGGTATGCGCTCACCGTTTTGGTAGGTCAGTACTGTGCCCATGATCGCCCTGTCTAGGTCGTGCCATTTTTTCATCGCGTTCTTTCTCCAATTGTTTCTTGAGTACATACCTCGCGTCGGGCCTGCTTGCAAACCACCGGCTCAGTCTTCCATCGTCATCCTGCAGTAGGCCCTCCGGCCAACCAGTCTTTTTAATGTCTTGTCGTGCCATAAAAGTTATCCACAGTGGTGAAAAAGCAACACTTTTAAAAGTGAATACTTTAGTTTAGTTTTGTGTAGGGTTTGCAGGGTTTGCAGGGTATATTATTTATTTTATTATTTTAAAAAAAAAAAAAAAAAAAAAAAAAAAAAATAAATATACCCTGCAAACCCTGCAAACCCTACACAACATGAGTACTAAGGTACTCAATTTTTGTTGACGCGTCTGAAACTTACACGAATCTTACGCGTTGCTTAAAATTTAATCAAAGTAGCATATGACGGCCAACAAAACGATGGCCCAACGGCCCTGTTTAGCCGCCCACAATGCCAGTACACCGAGTAGGCCCGCGTATACCATCAGTACACCACCCTGACCGGCGTGTCGGGTGGCAAACGTGCCGTAAAGGCCTCTATGGCCTCTAGGCGCGATTTTCCGACGTAGGTGCGACCTGACCCTGCCCAAACCTCCCAACGCTCTGCTGTGGCGTTATACGCGACGTGTATGTTGATCATGTGATAGTCCCTTCACGCACTAGGTGCTCAAATGTGTTAAACAAACGCTGAAAACGGATTTTGTACAATTCCTGCATGCCTAGCAGGACGTTCATCATGCGGTCTTGGTCCTCGTACAGGGCCTCGGTGCTGTACACCATGTCTAGGTCGTCCACCACGCCCCAACACTCCATGATCTGATCCTCTAGGGTGAACCGTGTGGGCGGTTTCATCATGCCACGCTCCGGTTAAGGGTTTTCCCGAATAGGTCGAACAGTTCATTCTGAGCCGATTCTTTTTGGCCACAGATTAACAGGCGCTCGATGTCTGCCAACTGCTCTTGGCTGACCCACAGGCCTTCACCTGCGTCGGCAGGCGCTGTCACCACGTAGCCCCAGTCTCTCAGGTACTCGGCCACGTCGCGGATGTTGTAGTCTTCTAATGATCTCATGCTTTCTCCTTTTTGGCCACCTTGACCGCCAATAAATGCTTGTCACCCAGTCTGCGCACTGACCGGACCCACTGGCGCATATTATGGCGCGCTGTACTCATAGGTACCATTTCGTGCACAAAAAGTGAACGTATATGTTTCAAAACTGTTGTGTTCATTGTGTTACCTCCACCTCAAAGGGTACTGAATTGTCGATGAAACCCTGCCGTCTTTCGTAGGGAAGGGCAAAGATAATACCAAACTGACGATTGACTGCGGCCTGCACTGCCAGTGGCAGTTTCCATTTGTCGGGGTCCTCCTGTGAATCTGTAATGTCCCACACATCACCATTGGGCATGGTCACGTATTGAACTGCGGCAATACTGCCGTGCCTGATTGTGTACTTCATCGCTCTGTCTCCCATACGTCTTCAATGTGCCAGTCATCAGGGTCGCAGTGTGTGTCGAATGATGATCCGTCCAGTCCCTTTGCAATCTCGTAGGCCTCGTCTAGGCTGTTGGCCTCGATCTCTGCCTCACACATGGCACTGTACGACGCACGCACCTTGAACTTGCGCTTTGGCGCCTCGGGCCAGTCTTCCTTGTAGATGTGGATCGGGTTGTCGTTGTGGTCGTACACCTCCACCCACAGTGTGCCCATGGTCATGTGTACTGCCACCCACC